TCTGCAGATTTATCAAGCGCAACAGCATCATCAATAAATGACTTAAGAAGAGCATTCAGATTACAAGAATGGCTTGAAAGAAACGCAAGAGGCGGAGCCCGATACATAGAAATAATAACAGCCCACTTTGGCGTAAGATCATCAGACGCTAGACTTCAAAGGCCAGAATTCCTTGGAGGATCGTCCACACCAATTACCATAAGTGAAGTACTCCAAACGTCTAATACCGCAGGAGCTACAGGTAGCGACGCTACACCCCAAGGAAACATGGCTGGACACGGAGTTTCAGTAGGATCATCAAACTACGTATCATACAGAGCAGAAGAACACGGATACATTATAGGTATAATGTCCGTAATGCCAAAAACAGCTTATCAACAAGGAGTACCAAAACATTGGAAAAAATTAGACAAATTCGATTATTATTGGCCCTCATTTGCAAACATTGGAGAACAGCCAATTTATAACGAAGAGATATACCACGAAAACACAGCAAGAGACCAAGAAGTATTCGGTTACACACCGAGATACGCAGAGTACAAATATATACCATCTACTGTTCACGGATTATTCCGAACATCACTAAATTTCTGGCATATGGGCAGAATATTTGACGCAACAGATAAACCTGTATTAAACGCAGACTTTATAGAATGCGACGCATCAGAAGTAGATAGAGTATTTAACGTAACAGAGGGAGACGAACACTTATATGTATATCTACACAACGAAGTAAAAGCAACAAGATTAATGCCATATTACGGCACACCAACAATTTAAAATTATGGGATATAGAAGATCAAAACGAATTAAAAGAAAAGGCATGGCTTTTAAAAAAAGAAGCCGAATGCAAAAATCAAAATCTAGAAAATACAACTCTTATAGAGTAGCAAGAGGGGGAATAAGATTATAGTAGGTCTGGGGACTTGCTAGTCCCCCCTACACTTAAACCAAAACTATGCAGTGTTTCACACCATTTAGAGTAAGGAACAAATCCAAAGACCACAAGAACCAAAACTTAATGGTCAACGTACCTTGTGGTAAATGCCTTGCATGTAAAAAACGCCGAGCTTCACATTGGAGCTTCAGGCTAAACGAAGAAGCAAAAACTTCATCATCAGCTTGTTTTATCACATTAACATACGAACAAGCCCCAATATCCGAAAACGGATTCAGAACACTAGACAAACGAGACTTTCAACTATTTCTTAAAAGACTAAGAAAAAAATGTCCAACAAACAAACTAAAATACTACGCCTGTGGCGAGTATGGAACACAAACACATAGACCGCATTATCATGCGATTATATTCAACTTACCAAAATCACTTATAGAAAAACCACAAACAATTGCCGACACTTGGCAAAATGGTCATATACATCTAGCTAATAACAATCAGCTAACAATTAACTACGTAGTAGGTTATATGACAAAATCAAACTTTACAAGATTTAACAATCAAGACGACAGAAAACCAGAGTTTTCATTAATGTCTAAAAAAATGGGCATGGGCTATTTAACAGAAGCCATGAAAAACTATTACAAAAAAAGAGAAATCTTTTGCATAGTCCGAGAAGGCGGACAAATTATATCAATGCCCAGATATTATAAAGAAAAAATCTTTGAGAAAAAACAACTTAAAGCTATGTACAAAAAATATATCGAAGAACAAGAAACAAACTTCGAAGAAATGTTCAATTCAGCAAAAGACGAACACGAACATTATAAAAATATTATCCGAAGAGATAATAAACAACAATTATTAACAAGACAAAAAATTTAACACCTATGAAACTTAGAAACGCTTACACAAAATCAAAGTATAAAGGAAAAAAAATGAGTCAGGAAGTAAACACTTTACCTGACCAAAACCTTTCAATCAGACAATTACTAGACAGACACTCCAGAGGATTACCTCTAGGAGCAACAGAAAGACAAGGGGAATATTTCGATTCCGAAATTCCACGTTACGACGATCTCGTCGACATGATGGAACATAAAAAACAATTAGTCCAGGAACATAAAAACCTGACTAAAAAAATAGAAAATGAGCAAAAAGCTCAAAAAGAAAAAGCAACTGCCGAAGCCGTAGAAGTTGCTAAAAAACAGCTACAAGACATTGGGAGCCCCGCGACGAATGTTGTTAGCTAAAAACGGATCCGCGGATCCGCAGCACTAATAACATACTTGATATATTAGTGCTAATTGACACTAAATAACCTAAACGACCAAAAAAACAAAAGCGAAGCGAACGTAAATAGGGGAGGTAAGGAAAAAATGTCAATAAAAAACAAAAAAACAAAAAAAAATAACTATATTACAAAAATAATATAACCAGAGGAAAAATTAGTTTAACAGTATATAAATTATAGTTCAACTAAACTACCTCATAAAAAAACACTTATGGATACAACAAAATTTAAAACAGAAGAACAAAAAAAACACGATGAAGCAACGCGTAAAATCGTATTACAACATTGCGTAGCATGTCATCAACAACTAGATCTCTTACAATTAAGACTCATAAACTTTGAGGACTTAGTAAACGGAGTAAAAGATACTATCTTATTAACAAATAAACAACTTTCGGAGCTTGACTTCGAAAAAGCAGGAGTATCAATCACACCAACAAAACTTAAAAAAGTATAATGTCATTCTGGAAAACAGCATTAACAGGATTAGCGGGAGGTTTAGGACCTGGACTATTTAGTCTAGGTTCCGACCTACTCTCTAACAGAGGAGCTAAATCAAGACAAAACTTAGCAAACAAACAGAACGTAGAGTTTTGGAACATGCAAAATGCATATAACACACCAAAACAACAAATGTCCAGACTAAAAGACGCTGGACTAAACCCAAACTTAATATATGGATCAAACGCAAACACAGGAGTTGCAGGATCTATAGCACCATCAAAAGCATCACCATATAATGTACAAAACCCAGTTCCTTTACAAACAATGTTACTTGGAGCACAAATTAAAAATCTTAATTCAGTAACATCAAAAAATAACGCAGAAACAAAAAAAACCTTAGGATTAACATCTTCTCTTATCGGAAGAAGCGAAAAACAATTACAAATAGCCACAGAAAAAGCTTTTCAAGAAGGTATCAAATCAGGACAAATAGAAGACCAAGAAGTTGCAAAAACTAAATCTTTAGTAAATAAAGCTATGCTTGATTTTGAAAATCAATCATATAGAAAAGTAGAAACAGATTTTAAAAAAGGCTTAATCAAAATGGGAGTTTCTCCAGACGGAAACTTTGCAACATCAGTATTAAAACTATTAACACAAGGATTCAAAATATTCTTAGAATCAAAAAACACCACAGGAGATCCAGCATTAGACACCAGCTGGATTGACAGAGTTCAAGAAATCTTAAACAATTAATTATGAGTATATTCAGCAAAGTGGCTATGCCACGACCACAAACAAACACATTTGACTTATCACACGACAGAAAATTCTCAGGAAAAATAGGAGAATTAATGCCAATCTCCGTAATGGAAGTAGTACCAGGAGATAAATTCAACATCAAAGCGACGAACATGACAAGATTCGCGCCACTTATTACACCAATCATGCACAAAGCAAGTGTATACTGCCACTTCTTCTTTGTACCAAATAGAATATTATGGCCAAACTGGGAAAACTTTATATCAGGTGGAGAAGATGGTCTTGCAGACCCAACATTCCCTACCATAGACTTAACCATACCAACTCAATATGGAGTTCAAACACTAGCCGATTACTTAGGATTACCAACAGGGAATCAATTACAAAACGTATCAGCTTTACCATTTGCAGCATATCAAAAAATCTATCAAGATTATTACAGAGACGAAAACTTAATAACTAAAACAGACGTAACCGTTACAGACGGAACACAATCAGCCCTAGACACCATTGAGCTAAGCGAAATGAAAAAAAGAGCATGGCAACATGACTATTTCACATCAGCATTACCTTGGACACAAAGAGGACCAGAAGCAACAATACCATTAGGAACAAGTGCACCGATTAGCTATTTATCTGGTTCACCAAATTTAATGAAAGATACCTCAGGAAATCAAATTCAATCAACAACATTTGATTCTGCAGGCGCTTTATATACATCAAATACAGGCCAATTATTAGCAGACATACCAACAGATACATTTATTAATGTAGACAATTCTTTATCATTACAAGCTGATTTATCAACAGCAACAGCATCCTCAATAAACGACTTAAGACGAGCATTCAGACTACAAGAATGGTTAGAAAGAAACGCAAGAGGCGGAGCTCGATACATAGAAATAATAACAGCCCACTTTGGCGTAAGATCATCAGACGCTAGACTACAAAGGCCAGAATTCCTTGGAGGAAGTTCTACACCAATTACCATAAGTGAAGTACTCCAAACGTCTAATACCGCAGGAGCTACAGGAGCAGATGCTACACCGCAAGGAAATATGGCTGGACACGGAGTTTCAGTAGGATCCAGCAATTATGTATCATACAGAGCAGAAGAACACGGTTACATTATAGGAATAATGTCCGTAATGCCAAAAACAGCTTATCAACAAGGAGTACCTAAACATTGGAAAAAACTAGACAAATTCGATTATTACTGGCCCTCATTTGCAAACATTGGAGAACAGCCAATTTATAACGAAGAGTTATACCACCAAAACAATTCAGACGATGCAGAAGTATTCGGATACACACCAAGATATGCAGAGTACAAATATATTCCATCTACTGTTCACGGAACATTCAGAAGCTCATTAGACTTCTGGCATATGGGAAGAATATTTGCATCAAAACCAACACTTAACGCTGACTTCATAGAATGCGACAGCACTGAAGTCGAAAGAGTATTTAACGTACCATCAGGAGAAGAACACTTATATGTATATCTACATAACGAAGTAAAAGCAACAAGATTAATGCCATATTACGGCACACCAACAATTTAAAATCATGGGATATAGAAGATCAAAAAGAGTAAAACGAAAAGGCATGGCTTTCAAAAAAAGAAGCAGAATGCAAAGAAAAAAATCAAGAAAATACAACTCTTATAGAGTAGCAAGAGGGGGAATAAGATTATAGTAGGTCTGGGGACTTGCTAGTCCCCCCTACACTTAAACCAAAACTATGCAG